CGCTGGCTCTTGCCATAGGTTTGTCGGATTTGTGTCCTGCGGCATATAGCCTAAATCTTTAATGGTCACGTTAGCGACAGTAGCTGACGCAACACTATTAACGCGAACCCATACGACTTCACCCGTAGCAACAGTGGGGATTGTATCGATTAAAAAATCACCGCCAATGTGACTAGAATTAAACAAAGAGCTACTGGCAGTGATATTCTGAGTCGTAGCAGTTGTGGAGGCAAAAGAGATTGTAAGTGTTTCATCTTGATTGACAGGTAGGAACGGGCCTTTTTTAAATGCTTCATCAACAATTGTCCAGCTTGCATGAGCTAACCTCGTTAGTTTTCTAGGTTTATGTGAAGGGTGAACGATCCACATCACATCTGCATTTTGAGCGAACTGTAGCTCGTTTACTTGAGCATGAGTGTAATTTGTTGCGATCTCGTAGGCTGATCCACTGGCTTGGATTTGACCACCATCGGTATAGAATCGAATGTAATTATTACCGAACTCTAAAACATAAGTCTGGTCCACACTAAACTCAAAAGGTATTAGCCTAGTTGTATGCGCTGAGTTTTTAACCTCATTAATAAATTCAGTGCCACCTCTGCGCTTTGCCCCACCATGAGGTAAGGCAATAAAATTCTCCATGACCTCACAGCCACTGGCGTATTTAGGTGAATCTGTGCGCCCCATTAATCGGGGCGATAACTCCCCTGACGAAAAGCTATTCGTAATTGGGGTTAATCTCATTGGCGAACATCCTCAAATATTGTTGCAGCAATGTCTTCAGATCCAACTTCTGCTCCGTCAAAACCAGACGCTTCTTCAATTGATTGACTAGCCAGGTTCCACATATCATTGGCTAGTGATCTATTTTGGCTCAGTGCGTATGCGACCTCTGCTGCAATCCGACAGGCAATCGCAAAGACGAGTGCTGGGTCGAACTGACCAGGGTCAGTAATTTGTGAAATATATTTAATGGTTGCGGTATCGCTATTGCAGACCAGGGTTCGACCTTCAACCCGATATTTAGAGTCTTCTTTTAAATCAAGTACGGATAAACAAAACGGGTCATTAGGTAGGCTGTATGCCTTATCAAATCCCCACACTGGAGGAGTCGAAAGTTGAGCGAGGCTTACACGTTGAATAGCACAGGACCAAGGGTACGCCCTTAGAACCGCATCTCTAGCATCAGCGTAGACTGCGTTGCACACGTTAGCTTCGGTAGATCCATCGGTAAGAGAGGTGATAGTGCTGCCGCCCAGCATAGCCAAAGCCCGATTACAGATTGAAACTTCACTAGCCATGACAACTCCTTGATTAAAAAAAAGGGGCGTATTTCAGCCCCCTTGGTTGCTATATACTGAACTTAGGATTCAGTACAAAGTACCTCAACAACACATTCGTCTTGAACGCGAGTTGCGCCAGCTACGAATGACAAGTACACCTGATGAGCGTAAGACTTATCAGGGCGCAGATCGATTTTGGTAGAAACATCCTTCCCAATGCCGAGTCCCATCGCACCTTTTGTAAATGCGAAACATTTACGCTGGGTAGAAGCTAGGTTTAAACGCTCAGAACGTAGGAACTTGAATCCCATAAACGTGTCAATATCACCTTGTACTAAGGCTTTGATAGAGTTGTAATCCGCAGATTTCACCTCAGTCGTGTTCAACAAGTTAGAAACCTGTTGTGAGCCTAGTACAAAGAAACGCTCTTCGTCTGGATCAACATCGTTGCCATCAAGAATCTCTTTAGCAGAGATCAACTTAGCAAGAGTCAGACCAGCAGAACCATGAGCGATCTTTTGACCAGCAGGCAAAGCTACGTTAGAGCCGTCACCATCGACAGCGTTACCAGTGGCAGCAGCAATGATTAAATCATCGAATGCGCGAGCCATTGAGTTTGCGCCAGACTTGGCATAGTGGGACTCAGGGCTAATCAACATACGAACTTTATCTTCGTCATCGATCAAATCGGCCCAGTGGTAATCAGTCATCGTTGCGACCCTACGCGAGTGTGGAACTTCCAACACAGGTGTAGTGGTATGCCGACTAGATTTAACAACAGCAGCGACTGTGCCTAGACGTTCAAAGTTAAACTTCTCGCCTGTGACTGACTGCTCGTTTACTGATGCGCGTAGGCGTGAACCTTTCTGTTGCGCTAAATGTATAAGGTTGTCCTGGAACTGTTGGACAAACGCTTTTGCGATTGTATTAGCCATTATATTCATCTCCGAAATTGGCAAATTGAAATTGGCGTTTTGAGCTACCCTTGCGGACTCTTAACTGGCAATAACGCTTGCGTTAACGAGATGAGAAACGGCTCATCTAACCCATCAGGACTAAGGTTTAGCTACCCTGTTGAGTTAAATGATCGTGTTTTTTGGTGCGGTTATTAGAATTAATCTAACTCTGGATATGCCTGTGTGTACAAGCGTTCCATTTTTTCAATTTCAGCCCTGTGCTGTGGATGGCTGGCAACATTGTACGGGTGTTCAGCGTTACGCCTAACCTCGCCAATCCTGTCCATAGCCTCAGTTGGTGATAACGAAAATTGAGAACTTGAGTTAAGCCCTGCTGACTGCTCTTCGGTCAAGGTGGACCCTATACCAGCCATCAGTCGGATCATGCCAGGGTTGTTAGCTAGACCACTGTCTAACAAGAACTGCTGTGTCTCAGCATCGGCATAGGCCATCACAGCATTCTTTGCCGCAGCTAACTTGGCATCGTAAGCGTGACCCCACTCTTTTTTGAGTAAGTCATTTGCATCTTGCATTTGTTGATCGTTCTGCTCGTCAGCCTGAGCCGATTGGCTTTGAGTATTCTCATGCCAGGCTTTTACTTGTGCAGTTGATAATCCGTTTTCATGCGCCCATTCCAAGAAATCTGGATCAGCACCATCAACCTTGTAACCTTCTTTTGTGTCTGGACGGCCTAGTCGCGCATACATCGCATTACGAGCTTCGTCCTCATCGCTGGAGAGGTTTAATAGGGTAGGAACCTTATCGGTAAGCTTTGAGTTAAACGCTGTCCAATCGTCTGTGCTTGCGTCTTCACCTGGTATGCGAATTGAACCGCCAGCGTACTGCTGGGCATCAAGGTAAGACTTAGCTAAAGTGTTTAGGTCAGGTATCTGTGATAGTGATTCATTACCCCTGTATTCATCAGACAAACCTGAGTGCCAGGACTCTGTTGCTGCTTCTGTTTCTTCACTCATTTATTTTCTCCACAATGTTCGTGATCTCTAAGTAAATGCTACGCTGACCTTCACGAAAAGCCGTTTCACATGGGTCTTTGGTAAACGAAATTCGATCACCATAGGCCACCTTCATATTGGCAAGTATTCTCTCGCCTGTTTTGCTGTTGAATAATTCTCGTATGTCTTTACTAAACTGGTCCATTTACAGTCTGCTCCAAATCAGCTACCTGTTGTGCGCCTGCAATCTGCTGCTGGCCCTGCTCCATTTCAGCCTGTGCCTGTTGCTGCTGCTGTCGTGACTGTCTAAGCTGACCCACTTGCTCATCACCCTTAAGAATGTCAGCAGGCGCACCAAGTCTATCTGCAATGGTACGGCCTGCTTTATCGACATCGACAAGATCCAATACTTCTGGATTAACATTAGCCAGCTGCATAATCCCATCGACTGCGCGTTGGATAGAGGTCACCTCATCCATCTTCTGAGATCGTGCTAATGGGCCGACATACTCAATATCTAAATCACCTCCAGCTTGTTGTAATACTTCGGGCATTTGTGGCAGCGCATTGCCACGCAACATGGAATAAAATGCTCTCTCGACAATTGGGTTTAGGAACTCTGATTGCAATCGACCAAGGGTTGGACCTAATAGGCGTTGCATCAATTCATAGCGAACCTGGACTTCAGTCGCTGTCATTTGTGGACCATCGTTTAACTCAAGCTGGTCAGAAAAGAAGATTCTACGCACTGAGCCACGGACATCGTTTAGCATTAACTGATCAGCGTTCCAGTTAGTTTGATTGACAATAGGCTGCAATCCGTTCATGTCTCGGACATATGTCACCGAACTGGGCCGCATATCAATCTTGCCAAGGATGCCGTTTTGCATGGCTTTAAGTGGGGGATCAATTGATTTCTCCCACGCTTTCATTGCTAGTTTACGAGCCTCATTTAGCGTTTTAATATCTGGTCGAGCGACACAGCCAGGTCCAAATCCGTAGACATCACCTGTGGTCTTGCCCCAACGAGGGACCATATACGGAAGCTCGTAATAGCCCGACTCTTTAACTATTTTTTTGTCAGCAACGCTAATGAAGTAACAAGCAAAAGGCCGCATATTAGGGGGAGCAACTAATGCTGGCTCACCTTTTAGCTCACGGGGAAACACAGCTTGTATGTACTCAAACTCTTTGTCTGGGTCAGTCTCCAGAGCTTTCATGCTCTTTTCGCCACACTTATCGCCAAACTTCTGATGTGCCTGTCGAGCCGTAAGCTTTAACTTGCGGAACACAGTATCAATGCGGCCCTCTTCACTTTCGGATACAACGACTTCAGCTAAATGACACGCTCGAAAATTAAAGCCATCAAACTGCGACTCTTTAGTTTTTACATCAAACATAAAAGCGGCAGTACCAAAGCCAGCTAGGTCTTGATAAGCCTCTGCGACTTCAGTTGAGAAGTTGGATTTTCCGAACTCTTGGAATATTCCCATACTGCACTTTTCTAACCAATCTTTAGCGTCTTTATCTTCGTTCAGTTCGTCTTCACGGAAGCGTAGGCCGAACCATTTAGTGGATGGACTTGTAAGCGACCCGTGCAGCGATGCTGATAATATCTGTAGCGCGTGTATAGCTGTGCTGTCATAGACCTCAGAAGCTCTTTTTGTGCCTTTGCTGGACTTAGATATAAAGTCAATCTTGCCTGGCATTAAATAAGTAGCAAGCTCTTCCCACATCTGATCCCAATTGACTCGGTCACTTTTGAGTCGGTCATATCGCTTTAGTAACGAAACAGGCGAAACAGTAGGTGATATGGTTTTGCTTTTGCTTTTATCGTCATTGTCTTCATACATTTAAACAATACTCATCTGTGATTTCTTAGTGTCTGCATCATCAAGCAATCCAGCAAAACGAGTGCGTGTGCGATCCATTCGCATCAGGCTTAATCTGCGCTGGTATAATGATTTTAATTTTTCTGGATCTGTTGTCTCTGCAATTGCTTTGTTGATTGAGTCAAGACTATTTGGGTCTACAGGGTCTACAGGGTCTACAGGGTCTACAGAGGTGGTGTCATTGATACCTTCGGGAACTGTTAAAAATTCCAACCCTGCTCCGTTACCTAATCCATCACCACCTGTCTTTTCTGCTACCGCAACACCATCCACAAAAGTTGTTGATGTTTTAGCGCCCAAGCCCACTCCAAACAAGCTAGGATCATTAGCGCGAGTGACTATTGATGGGCCACCCTCGTAGTTGTATGTTGTGTCTTGTCGCTCATTAAAAAATCCGTATGGGTCGCCTACATTTTTAGTAACTCCACCAACAAGAATCCCAGATTTAATTAAGTCGGCTCTTTTTTCAGCCGTCATTTTAGGATCGTCAAGAACAGCCATACTTCCAGTGACACGACTTAAATCATCACTGGCCCTGCGTTGCATATCTGGAGTAATAACTCGATCACCACTATAGGATTTCTTCATTCCGATAGCGTCTTGTTTGGCTTTCATGTCGGCTTGCGAGGTGTTACCAGATCGCAGCCCTGCCCAGTAAGCTTGGTTGTAACTGACCTCATCATTGCGATACTTGTCATTTTTAATTGCTGACAAAAGCATACTTGGCATGGTTGAGTTTTTGTTGGATTCAACACTTGCTTGGTAAGTTGAATTGTCAAACTTGCCATAATTTCTGGCTGCTAAGTTGGTAGGCGCTACGCTTCGTAAAG